ATCAATACTCACATTGCTAAATATTTGAAAAAAACTTTTTATGCCCAGTGATGCAACCTGGGCACTCGCTTATCTCTGCTTTAAAACCGCTATCGGCGCGATCCTGTCGCTGGCTAAAAATGCATCTCTGATCAGCCTGAGCGCGCTCAAAACGCGACCCGCTTCAGTTCGCGCAGGGCGTAGGGTTTGCGATACCGTGTTTAAGTATAGACCCCTGAGCAACAGGCTTTTTTGATCTCCGGTAGCGATAAAATCCATAATTTAGATAAATTAATTCAACTTATTACAGCGTTGTTTGCTTATAAACGACAGCCTACACCAAAATCACAGGCACCATTTTTCCATAAGTAGCAGTGTTGACGGTGGGGGGAGCAAAGCGTTGAGAACGATAATTTCGCGTACATTACCTATAGGTAATTTAATGGCACTTTGCTATATTTTAGATACCTGCTGGTAACTGGTGTTAGACAGATTACGATGGATAAATACGAAATCAGACGTCAGCGCTTGATCTATATCCGTGATAATTTATGCGGCGGTAAAGCTGTTGATGTAGCCCGAACCCTTGGGCGGGAGCCTTCTTACGTTTCCAGGATGCTCTACCCGGAAGGCAAGAAACAAAAGAAAAGGATAGCTGACGAGATGGTCGATCTTATTGAATCTTCTTTCAATTTGCCCCGCGGCTGGATGGACGGCATTAGCGGAAGTATTGATATCGAACGAGAACCGGTGGAAGACACACCTCAGATGCAGTACGTCATTGAGGTTCTGGACGCTCAGGCCAGCGCGGGACCAGGATGTATTGTCTCAAGCGAGGTTGATGAAACGGTCAACAGTATCACCTATGACACTGCCGGCGCGCTGAGGCTTTTTGGTAACCGGCCCGCAGAGCATATCAAGGTGATTACGGTTTCCGGCGATAGCATGTCCGGCACCATCGAGACCGGTGATTACATCTTTGTTGATGTCTCAAAAGATTACTTTGAAGGTGACGGTATCTATGTCTTTTCGTTCAAAGGGGCGGTGTTGGTGAAGCGTCTTCAATTCACGGCGGATGGCCTGCTTGTGCATTCAGATAACCGCAAATATGCCGACTGGACGATCGGCGAAAGCCATGAACAGTATCTGAAAATTATTGGCCGCGTGATCTACAGCCATAGCGTTAAACGGTTTGTTTAACGCTTTACTAGCGTTCAAACCCTCCTCCCGTTCCAGCCTTAAGTATCAAGTCCAGCAGGTAAAATTTCCCGGCAGGCTTTTTAAGCACCGGGTTTACCTGCGCTGGATGCGAGAAATCATGTCCAGCAGCCCTTAGTATGCTGGCAATCTGGCGCATCGCCCGCCTGCATCGTTTCCCTCCCGGCAAAACCCTGGCTTGTAACTAAATTTTGAATATTTTCAGAGGGTTATTCTAATTGCACCATAAAATATACCTGTAGGTATTTATTTTTAATTAACCCTGAGGTATTCTTTCTTCATCGACTTGCAACACACCGCGTTATCGTCGGTGAAATACAACGATTCGAAAATGAATCTACGTGGCTGAAAAGCCAGCACCATAACGCAATGCGCTTTGGGGTGAAGCCAGCGGGAGAGGATTTATCGCTGACGCACCGTCAAAGCTCATTAAGGAGACCGCAATGTCCCGTAAAACCGCGTTTCATGGTTCCGCTGCCGGTCGTCGCCGTGCGCAGCGCTCGCACTTACAAAATCCACAAGCCCTCAGTTCAGAACGCCTCCACCGGCCTACGCCTTCTCGCGCTCAGATTCAGGCTAAGGGAAAGCACCATACGCCAGCGCGTATCGAGGACGCATTGCCCATTAACTTTGTTGCCCAGGATATTTTTTGGCAGCTTGAGGAATATAAACGGCAAATTGCGCGTGCCACCATTGTTTATCAGCAAGAATTTTCACACCACTATGCGCAACCTGGGACCTGGCTCTGTCACAGGGCCATCTATGCGCTGGGTTTGCAAAAAAGAAAAAAGGTTACGGCAAAGTAAAAGCATTAGCATGATGCTGCTTTCCTTCGCCATTTGTTATGACCATCAGGAATGTCAGTGAAAGAAGGGAGGGTGAATGTCCGATCCTGTTTCCGGTACGTCGGCAATTGTTACTGGAGGATTAATGGCAGCGAGTCTATTTGGCCTGATCGCAGGTATTGATTATGGCGTTGTGTTCGGCGCATTTGCTGGCGCCGTGTTTTATGTGGCGACCGCAGTAAATATTTCACGTTTCAGACTGGCTGCCTATTTTATGACTTCCTTTATTGTCGGCGTATTGGGCGCCGGGTTAATTGGTACGAAGCTGGCAATCTGGACCGGATACAGTGAACGGTCTTTAGACGCGTTAGGCGCCGTACTGCTATCCGCGCTGATTATTAAGATACTCACATTTCTGAATAATCAAGATCTCACCGAATTGTACAAAATACTCACTCGCAACAATAGTGAACGGCCAAATGGAAAATGAACTGCCGGCGCTGATTAACGCAATTGTCTGCGCTTTGATCACTCTGAACTTGATGTTTTATCGCCGCGCGTGCTACCGAAGACATCGGCCATGGATATCATACACGGCATATTTACTGGTACTTACCTATGCCAGCATACCGTTTCGCTATCTTTTTGGCCTGTATGAATCGACCCATTGGTTAGTCGTCAGCGTCAATTTTTTTATACTTATTACCGTATTCCTCGTCAGGGGGAATATCGCGCATTTAATCGATAAATGAGGGATGTATGAATAAAGATGAGATTTTTAACGCCATTTTGGATAAGGAGGGCGGCTATGTAAACCATCCGGACGATCGAGGTGGCCCAACAAATTGGGGGATTACTCAGGCCACTGCCCGCGCGCATGGTTATGATGGACCTATGCAAAAACTGCCGCGCCAGCAGGCGCTGGATATTCTCAACGCGGACTACTGGATTGCGCCCCGGTTCGACCATGTTGCTGAGATATCTACCCCGCTTGCTGAAAAACTGTGTGATGCCGGGGTCAATATGGGCACCATTCTGCCGGGTAAGTGGCTTCAGCGATGGCTAAATGCCTTTAATCATCGCGGAGTGCTGTATCCGGACCTCGTGGTCGATGGTGCTATCGGCCCCAGAACGATTAACGCCTTAAGCCAGTACCTTATTCGCAGAGGCAATGAAGGTGAGACGGTACTATTACGAGCATTAAACTGTAGTCAAGGGCAATATTATCTGGAGTTGGCTGAAAGAAACGATGCTAATGAATCCTTTATCTATGGTTGGCTCAGGGCTCGAGTAATTATTTAGTTTATCTCTTTATTAACCATTGATTCAACAATCTACGCCTGGAGAAAATAAATATGTATGCATCTAATGATTTAACTCTCTCAATGTTTTACTCATCTAGTATTGCTGAGGAAACAGGCAATAAAATCGCAACGCTTACCGTTCAAACCTTGGGGCCAGTTGCGGAAGTTTTACAAATCAGTAAATTGCATTGTATTACTGACGAAAACAGAACGAAATATTATAGTATCGGTGAGCAGTTTATTGCGAATGGTTCCGACCCTCTTCTTGCTGCTATCGAAACCTGGTGGCGCGATAATTCGGCTACTTTGATCCAGGAATTAATGGTGGAAGTTATGGATTTTATTTCTGGTAACATCAACCAAAATGCCACCTGGATTGGCCAATATGGAATGAAAATCTTTGAAAATGAGCCAGTGCTAAAACGTATCCCTGAAAGTGTATTGCCGAATAATTACTCTGCGAACACCTGAATAATTTATGAGAAATGGCTTTAGTTTAAAAGTGTAGTCACTATGGCACACAACAATAAGTCATGCCCAAACAAATTATTCACTTTTTAAAAGAATATTAAAACATTCAAATATTGATAATGGAGATATTATTATGGCTTTTGCTCTGCCTAATGGCTCAGCTGTTTTTGTCGGTTCCGGCTTGAGTAATCCTGTCGTGGTAAGTACGGTATCGAATGCGGAAGGTGCGGTTTTTACCGTGACTGAAAATCATAATCTTAGGGTCGATGATGTCGTGCTTATTTCTTCGGGCTGGGGTGCCATCGATGGTTTAGTCGCCAGAATTACTGCGCAAACCCCTAATAGCGTGACCATTTCGGTCATCAACTCTAGCGACCGGAATTTCTTTCCTGCCCATGCCGGTGGCGGGAAATTGCAAAAAATCACTGAATGGACTGAAATTCCACAGATTACTGAAGTCGCGCTGTCAGGGGGGGAGCAGCAGTATGCACAGGTACAGTTTCTGGCCGACGATCGCCAGCGTAATATTGGAACCTTTAAGGCCGCTAAAAACCAAACGTTCACATTAGCGCATGATGCTTCATTACCTATCTATAATGTATTGAGCATGGCAGATCGTTATGGACAAGTTTTACCACTACGCATGTTTGTGCCTAATGCAAAAGAGTATCGCTACTGGTCCGGCGTTCCGTCGTTTGATCCGCAACCAATGACGGCGGTGAATAGCGTTGAAACCGTACAAGTCGCGTTTTCCATTCACTCTCGGGATATTACTTTCTACAAGTCGGAAGAATAATTGTTCTTCTTATCTGTGAACCATAAATTAAATTCAACCAGGCTCCTTCGGGAGCCTCTTTTAAGGGTATATATGAGCGCTATCTTCAAATTACAACCTAAACCTGTTTTTAAAGCTGATGTTGCTATTCCTCGTGCGGGTGAAGAAGACGGAGTGCTGAATTTTACGTTTAAGCATCGGCCTATAAAAGAATTGGCAGAGTTAGAAGATATTGACGAAAAAACGGTATGTGATTTTTTACTGGAGATCGTCGACGGTTGGGGATTATCAGAACCTTGTACGCGAGAAAATATGGGAGTACTGGTAGATAATTATCCGGGGGCTGTTAAGGCAATAATGGCTACTTATTATCAAGAGCTGACGGGGAATCGCGAAAAAAACTGATTACGGTTGCCTCTGCATTCTATACGCCTGAACCATCAGCGGATGAGCTAAGCGCATTCGGTCTGACAGCCGAAGATTATGACGATACTGTTATCAATGTTTGGCCCGATATCTGGCCTGCATTTGTGGTCTTTCGCTCGGCCAGCACGCAGTGGCGAACCAGTCCAGGCGGCTTAATCGGTCTGGACTATAGTGTGCTCGCATGGCTCATGAGGGTTTATGATATAGCTGATGAGGTAACCGTAATAAACGATATTCAGGTAATGGAACGGGTGGCGTTGAATATCCTGAATAAACTACAGAGCTAGCCTGGGTTTTTAGCAGAAGTATGTTCAAATTATTAATCAACGTAAACCGATGAGTGGTTGGTTTATTCTCTCAGGAGAAAGTCTATGGCGAGTGAAACCAATATAACGCTGCGCGTAAATACCAGCGAGCTGGAAAAAAGTAGCCAGCTTCTTGATAAGTATCAACAGAAAGCATCCGTCGCCAACCGTAAAAGCGAAGAGCTGAATAAAACTTTTCGTGCTGCAACAGAAATACAGAAAAGGCATACGGATAGCCTGAAGAGGCTAATGCAAACGCTCCCTCTTCCTCCAGCCAGAATGGGATCCATACTTCAGGATATGGTGAAGAAATCTGAGGGTGAGACCTACAATATAACGTCTGGCCCTAAAACTTACTGGGATTCACTGGCAGGAATTGGTAGCCATCCAAAAGAGGATGTGGGTAATACGCCAAAATTTTTTCTGCAAGGCGAAAATATGGAAGAACGTCCTGACGATGATAAGAAAAAAAGGAGGGGCGGCGATTGGCTCGGCGGTTTAATGGAAGGAGTGGCTTTGTTGAATAAATCGAACTTTTGCTGA